TTTTAACAAAGAAGGATTATATCAGAGATTACAGAAAATAAGAAATGAGGATTTAGATTATGGTAAAGTGGTTAATGAAGTTACTGGTGATTATCTAATTGAGGGTAGGCGTGGAAACAGTGTTCGTGTTGGTAGTAGAAGTAACGACCCATACATTTTTATTTCTAATAAAAGGGGTTATTTAAATAAGTTTGAATCTTTATCTGATGGTAGTTTAATTACAATAACATCAAATGGAACATTGGCTCAACATTTTTCAGGTTATTATGATGTTAATACCGAAGAAAATATAACTGGATTCCAATTATCATCAGATGGTGTTGAAAACAATACTTATCCAATTGGATTAATCCATTCAGATTTAAATAATGGGGCTGATATTCAAGATACAATTTATGGGTATGATGGAAACCAAATGTTATTACATTCAGATAGAATAACTTTAAATTCAAAACTTGATGATATTTTTATATCATCAATAAAAGATATTCATATTGGTGCTGGTGAAAAATTATCAATCAATGCATCAATGAGTTTAAATATTTTATCTGATAATGTTAATATTGGTAATTCAAATAAAGCTACTATGGAATCAATGGTTTTAGGTGATTCTTTATTAGAACTTTTAACTGAATTAGTAGAAGCTTTAAATGGTGCTGCTTCGTTATTTTATGGTTCACCATTACCATTGGTAGATAGTACAAACGCACCACTAGCTACTAAAATGACATCCATACAACAAAAATTAAATAACATACTTAGTACAAAACATAAAATAGAACAAGGGTAATTATGAAGAAGAAAAAAACAAATATTAAAACTATAATTAGACAAATCGTTAGAGAAGAAGTTGCAATGGCTATCAAAGAAGTGATAACTGAATTAAGACAACCAACTCAATCTAAACCACAACCTAAAAAAATAGTTGAGAAAAAAACATTCACATCCAATTCTGTATTGAATGATGTATTGAATGAAACAGCTCAAGATGATGAGTGGAAAACATTAGGTGGTGGTGAGTTTACTTCGGATAGAATGAATGAATTGGTTGGTAGTCAATATAGTGATATGATGAATAATCAAAGTCCAACTATAAGTGTTGATGGACAAACACCAGATTTTCTAAAAAAAGATTATAGAGAGGTTTTAAAAAAATCACAAGAAAAATCTAAAATGAAACAAGGGATATAATTATGGGGTTAAAAGCAGACTTACTTGAGGCGAAAATTAAAGCAGCTTTCGATGTGGGGTTACCGCCTCCAGATGTAAGTGAAGGTTCATATGCAGAACGAGAGGCTCATTATAGTTCTAGAGCTATAATCAGAGCCCTTAGAGATGCTAACTTCACCATAACACAATTAAAAGCACCTGTTGTAGTTGAAGAGTTAGTGACACCTAAACAACCTGTTAATGTAAAATTGGACACCTTGTTGGGTGAGTATCAACCTGTTTTAAAAATGTTAAGAAGAATAGGAGCACCTATTCGAGGAATAGATAGAATAATAGATAGACTTGAAAGAGAAATAGAACGAGCCATCATACCTTTATTAGAGGGTGGGGCTGATATGGTTGGATTAGATTTAACGAAAGATGTAGGTGGTTTACAATCTACTGGTTATGCTTATATAGGTGAAGATCCAGATTCACAAAGTGCATTCGATGTGAATGATACTGAGGGACAGAGAGATTTTACAACTATTAAATTATTAGATGATGATGCTAGGAAGATAATGTAATGGCTATAAAAGATACAACAAGAAAACCATACATTCAAGACAATGATACTAATGTTAAAGTTGGTATTGATTTACCAGTTCGTAGAGGAAATGGAATCGAAGGATTTTTTGCTACAACCTCAACAACTATTGAGGCCGTAAAAAACAATATAAGAAATTTATTACAAACGGAAGAGGGTGAAAGATTATTTCAACCGGATTTAGGAATAGGTTTGAGAAAAATTTTATTTGAACATATCACAAATGATAATATACTTAATATTCAAGATACTATATTAGATAAGATTGACTTTTGGTTACCATTTGTAGAAGTACGAGATATACAAGTTTTAAGTAGAGATGATACTACAGACATAGGAATAAATGAAATTAGAGTAAAAATATTATTTAACATAAAACAAGACCCAAACACTTTGGATTCAATAACACTTAGTTTTTCATCAGACATATCAGAACCTGAATCCTCAATAGCTAGTGGTGGATATTAATTGGAGATAAAAAATGCCAACATATGGTAAAGAGAATTTTAAAGAATCAAATGTAAATTATCTAAATAAAGATTTTGGAGCATTAAAACAATCATTAATGAATTATGCAAAATCTTATTTTCCAAATACATATCGTGATTTCAATGAAACATCACCGGGTATGATGTTAATGGAAATGAACGCTTATGTTGGTGATGTATTATCATTTTACATCGACCAACAATATCGTGAGATGTTATTACCATTAGCAGAGGAGAGAAGGAACATAATCACTATGGCTAAGATGTTTGGTTACAAAGTAAAACCAATTGTTCCATCTTATGTTGATTTAATATTTACTTCTGAGGTAAATGCTTTTAGTGGTGATGTATCAAAAGTAGATTATTCAAATGCTGGTACATTTGATGCTGGTATTGAAATAACTTCGGATACAAATTCAGATGTTATCTTTACAACATTAGAACCTATTGATTTTAGAATTTCAAGTTCACTTGATACTACGACTATTGGTTCAACTACTGATAGTGGTTTAGCTTCAACTTATACATTATCAAGGACTGTGAAAGCTGTAAGTGCGACTGAGAAAACAATTTCATTTCAAGTTGGAGTGCCAGAAAAGTTTAGAAAAATAACTATATCTGATACTAATGTTGTTGACATTATCTCGTGTGTGGATTCAAATGGTAACAATTGGTATGAAGTTGATTATTTAGCTCAAGATAAAGTTCCAATTCAAACTCATTATACAGAGGATATAAATAGAGATTCAGCATATGCAAGTGAGACTGGTGGACTTGGCTCATCAGCAGCTGTTCCATTTTCTTTAACTTACATAACAACAACAAAAAGATTTACTCGTGAAACTAATGAAGATAATACAACCTCATTAATATTTGGTAATGGTGTATTAAAAAGTGGACAGATTATTGATGAGGGATTTATAGATTTAGAACAAATTGGAATTGTTATACCAGGACAATCCAATGACTTAAATCAATCAATAGACCCATTGTTAGGTGACGAGTATTCAACACTTGGTGAGGCGCCAAATCAAACATCTTTAACAATTACTTATCGTGTAGGTGGTGGTATTAATTCTAATGTTTCAAGTGGTGATATATCTTCTACACCATCTATAACTGCTCAAAATGGAAATACATCTGCAACTTTAACAAGTGTAACAAACGAAAGACCGGCCCGTGGTGGTAAAGACGGAGAGGATACAATAGAGGTAAGGGAAAAAGCTAAAGCATTTTTCTCAACACAAAACAGATGTGTAACAAAAGAAGACTATGAGGCAAGAATATTAAACATTCCAAGTAAGTTTGGAAATATTGCAAAAGCTTATGCTACACGAGGAAGAATGACGAACATATATGAAGCTTCTATTTCTGCAGCACAAGATACTGTTAGAGAATTAGGAAATTATTTTATAACAAATATTGAAAATATAACAACGGCAGTACCTGATGATAGTGATGCTAGTACCACAGTAAAGTTAACAAACTTTAAAGATGAATTATCACAACTAACATCTATACAATTCGATGATGAAAGTTTACAAGTATTATCTACAGTAGATATTTATGTTTTAGGATACAATAATAAAAAACAATTAGTTGGTAATCCACACGCAGGTTCTTTAGGGACAATCGATAATTTACCAAATACTTTAACTTCTAATATAAAAAAATATATTGAAAATTTTAATTTAATGACTGATGTGGTAACTATTAGTGATGGGTATGTGGTAAACTTTGGTGTGTTCTTTGATGTCATCGCTGAAAAATATGCCAATAAACAAGAAGTAAAATTAAATTG